GTTACATTCTTGAATTACACTAGTATCGATCATAACGAAATGCAGCGTCAGAGAATTGATCAGACATTTGATGATGTTGGAGATTATATTATTGATAGTGCTCAAGCTGGTTATGCGGATCAGTATGAGCTTCTATCTACATCATCACCAACAATGGACGATTCAGATGGCATGGTAATGTCAATGGATTCAGATGGTGGATTCATTGCTCTGAAACCAACATTCGACCAACATAGATATGACACACTATTTGATTCAGCAGGTAACTCTGCAGATTCTGCGCATTATCCCTTTGAACACATATAAATAATCTAAATTAATCTAAGGTTTTAAAATGGTAAAACAGGTTGTTAATACAGGCACATTAGCTAACGATGGAACAGGCGATACGCTGCGTACGGCTGCAACCAAGATCAATAATAATTTTACAGAATTATATGACGTTCTTGGTGGAGATGGTATTGCAGTTGGTGGCGGTTCTGTTCTTACAGATAGTGGCTTTGATATTATTGGAACAAGTTTTAGAACTAAAATTGGTGCCGTTGAACCAACTGCAGAAAGAAGTATTGATTTTCCAAACGCGTCTGGGCAGGTAACTGTTAATACAGCAACACAGACTCTTACTAATAAGACTATGGATTTAGACACTAATACATTTAGTGGATTTCAAGGCAGCAGTTTTTTACTATCAACTTCCGGTGGACTTCTTGATAGTGCTACTCATAAATCTATTCCAACGGGTAATGTTGTAGGCGATAGCGATACTCAAACACTTACCAATAAAACTCTTACAGATCCAACAATTAGCAGACCTAACATTCAAGAATGGCTAGCAGATTCTTTAGGAAATCCAGTTATTTCATTTACTGCTACTGGTAGCACAAGAAACAGAATCCAAGTATTATCAAGTGCTTCAGGTTCAGCTCCATCAATTAATACTCTAGGAAGTTCAGATACTAATATTAATTTAAGTATCAATTCAAAAGGAACTGGATCTGTTATTATTGATAAAGCAGCATACGCAACAGCAACTGCGGCGAATGGAACGCAAGCCTCAGCTCAAGCTGGGGTTATTTTCTTAACAGGTACAACAACTGGTACAGTTACTTTTGCAGATGGAACAACTGCAGGAGAAACAGTAACATTTATTCGAAGAGGTGGTTCAGGTACAATTACTCTTACTCCTGCCACATTTGCTCAAGGTACATCAATTGAATTGGAAGCCAATGAGACAGCTACACTAGTATACGATACGTCTACTGGATGGAATCTCGTTGGTGGTTATGGTTATAACGTAGTTTAATAGGAAACAGATATGACAGCAATTATTCTTAATCCGATTAAAGATATTTTTACACAGAAAATCTTTAATGAAAACCAAGGGACAACCATTGGTGATTCTGATAACTATTACTACATTGGTGTTGGACATTCTCAGCAATGGCAGGCAGAAGACAATACAGATAATACTGTAATTCCTACTGATGCTGAAAGAACTGAAAAACTATTTAGATATAACCTACAATCAATCAAAGCTGTTGAAGCGTTTTCCTATGTTGTTCCTTTATATGATTGGTCTGCAAATACCGTTTATTCAGCATACAATGATAATACAGTTGGCCAACCGTCACAAAGTTATTATGTAAGAACTGATGATGGTAACGTATATGTTTGTATCCGTCAAGGTAAATCAGCTGCAGGTGTAGCTCAAGTCTCACAAAATAAACCGGATCATTCAGATACAAGTCTACCAATTGAAGCTGATGGATATATCTGGAAATACCTTTACACTATTTCAACAGGTGATACAAACAGTTTCTTGACATCAAACTTTATGCCAGTAAAACTAGTTGATTCAGCTTCAGTTACTGATCCATATTATAGCCAATACTTAATTCAAAACGCTGCTACAAGTGGTGAAATTATTGGATATAGAGTTGTAAATGGAGGATCCGGGTACTCAACTCCTACACTTGAAGTAATAGGTGATGGAACTGGAGCCGCAGCCCATGCTATTGTTTCTTCTGGTGTTATTACTGCAGTAGAAGTTGGGGATAGTGCAAATGTTGGAACAACCGGTTATCCAACAATTCAATCCGCTCTAGGATCAGGATATAATAAAGCAAACGTAAAAATTACTGGTGCTGGAACAGGAGCTAAGATTGTTCCAATTTTTGGACCTAAAAATGGTATGGGCGCTGATCCAAGACAAGATCTAAGATCAACTTCAATCATGTTCAATATTAAACCTGAAGGTACAGTAAGTGATAAATGGGTAGTTGATAATGATTATAGACAAATTGGGCTTATTAGAAATATTTTAGATAGTGCTGGTGATAAATTTACTGGAACACAAGCAACAGCTCTAAAGAAAATGTCTTTAACTAGTGTGATTACTGGTGGGCTTTCATGGGCGAATGATATTCAAATTGAAGGCGGCGATTCTGACGCCGCGGCATACATTGATTATTTTGATGATTCGTCTACACTTTGGTATCACCAAGACGAAGATACTGGATTTACTCCATTTAGAAATGGTGAAACTATTTCAATTGAAGGTAAAGCAGGTACCTTTACAATTGGATCATTAACTGATGCTGAAGTTGATATTTTCAGTGGTGATGTGCTGTTTATAAATAACACAGAATCTGTAACAAGAGATGCTGATCAGACTGAAGATATTAAGATCGTAGTAAAGCTTTAATAAGGGTACACAATGGCAACGGAACTTACAAGTACAACGTTTTTAAGTGATTATAATGACGACTATAGAGATAGCGATCATTATCACCGTATCCTTTTTAACAGTGGTAGAGCTCTTCAAGCAAGAGAATTAACTCAATCACAAACAATTATTCAAGGAGAATTAGGAAGACTTGCGCAATTCATTGTAAATGAAGGCGCTATCTTTAACAATAATGGTAATCTAGCTTCTGGACCAAATGCTTTTGCTTACACCTATGTAAAAGTAAATTCACTTCCAACAGGTTATGCTTCTCTTGTCAATACTACAATTAATGATGGTGATTTATCTGCTACTGTAAAAGCTATTATCCCAGCAACTGGTGGAGACCCTGACACTATCATGGTCAAAATGACATCAGGCCAAGCTGGTGGTTCAACACCTGGAGCAGATACTGCACAAGTAAAACTATTTACTGCTGGTTCTACACTCTCAACAGACCTTGGTAATATTACCGTTCAATCAGTAAGTGATGCCGTAGGTCGTGGTTCTGTAGTTCAAGTTCCTGCGTTTGACACATATGCAGGTGGACACCTAGTATCAGTTGAAGCGCAAACTCTTGTAATTGATAAGTACGATCCAAAGCCATCAACGGTTATTGGTTTTGTATTATCTGAACAAATCATCACAACCGCAGACAACATTGCTTTATATGATAATTCAGGTTCAACACCTAACCTTACATCTCCTGGTGCTGATCGTTTAAAGATTACATTGACTTTAACAAAAGAAGAAGATGTTCCAGCCGGAAAAACTTTCTATGAAGTTTACAAAATTGTAAATGGTATAGCCACACTAATTAAAACACCTGATAAAGTTTTGTCTAGACTTGGTGATATTGTAGCAAATAGAACACAATCAATTACAGGTAACTTTATTGAGTATGGCGGCAGTGGTAAAGGCAACTTTGGCGTAGCAGTTTATAAAGACAGTGCTGATGATGATTATTTAACATTAAGAGTTGATGGTGGTGTTGCTTTCATAAGTGGACACAGAATTGAAAGAGACGCTATACCTCCTCGTAGAATTCAAAAACCAAGATCAGAAGCAAATTTTATAACTACAGAAACGAACGTGTTTGGTAATGCTAGATATGGTAACTATTTCTTAGCAGATAGCGCTAAAGGTTTGCTAGGATATATGAATGACTATACTGAAGTTGTTCTATGGAATGCTCTAGGATCTTCTGGCGATAGTGTAGGTAATGCTAGAATTCGCCATATTGATGAATTTGATAATGATTATAGAATCCATGTATTTGACGTAACATTAAGTGATAGTTATGGTTTAAATGATGTTAGAAGTATTGGTAT